CATATTGGCATACTTACCTGTTGTCTGAAGTCCATACTCTTCTTTCGCTACATCTTCTGCAATATCACTTAATTCCTGAGTTTGAGTTTCACGCTGAGTAACAACAATAGAGTCTTTAACAATTCTCGCATCATACTCAAATTCAAATTGATACCACATATAAACAGGATTAATATCAAGTAATCGTCCACCACGATATGAAATCATGCTTTCTGCTTCCGGCATTGTCCATCCCAAAAGAGCTTTAAAAATATCATTACGATCATTGTGTAATTGATCATAAGCAATTATACCTGATTTATTATTCTGTCTCCGGTCTGTTCTGGATACACAAACTACTCCAAACCTTTCAGTGATTGTTTGTTTTATCTCATTATCATTAGTATTTTCCGCAGCATTCTCGATTAAAGGTATAACAAAAAGTGAATCCTGTTTTAAATTATATTTCTGTGCATTCGCAAATTCGGCAGCACCTCCGACATAATTATTAAACCTTGTATCAGCCAGCATTAATTTTAAAACAATAGCACCTACTCTCATAAAACCCTCATTTTTATATTTCTTATTACCTTACCTAATATATCAATCTTTTCAAGCTCCGGGTTCCATACAGGTCTAGGTGCCATTTTACTTGTACCAGACTCAAGATATGTTACATACTTTGCACCTCTTGAGACAACAGCTGCACCGTCATTTCTGCGATTAACACCAATGCCCTTAACAAGATTTCCTGTATCAATAGCAGGCGGGTGTCCCGGCATAGATGGATGATGTAACTTTCCACCACGTCGATAAGACCGCGATACCATCCGTGTTGTATTTCTCATTGCTCCGATCACATCATTCCTATAATCAATTGCTATTTCCAATAACTCTTGCTTTATCGCATTAGTACTTCTTTTAGGAAATGTACGCATGAACTTTTTAAATTCTCTGTCGTCAATTCTTATATTAATCATCTGAATTTCGCTCCGGTTCCTTGCTCTTCAACTTCAATACATTTTAGCCTTACAAATTCCTTATACTCTTCGTCTCTAAGCACCTCAACAATTTGGAATAATCTTCCTTGATAAGTATTTACACCTTCGACTAAAACAAATTGATCAGCCTTAACAGGATTGAGATCGATAATAGCATCGAAGTCAGTGCTGAATGCAATATTAAATTCACGTCCCATACCCTGAGAAGCAGGTCCTGGGAAATTCTCATCAAACCCAGCTGCGAATGTACTTGAATATTTACTTGTTACTGATGCCCACCTGACAATAAAATCATGTGTAGCAACAGCTCCAATATTTTGACGGAAAACGGCTTGGACGTAAGTTGTCCCGGTGACAGATCTTAATTCAATATCAGCCCACAATCGGATAAGTCTGGTATATACTTTATCGAAACCAAACTTTCCCGGCTCCTGCTCTTCTCTCAGGATTTGAATGCGATTTTTTAACTTGTGGGCTAATCTTTTCATTAAGCATTAAATATGATATAAGGTGATAAAATTCTCGCCACTATATCCGGCGGGTCTGGATTTGGGTTTCTGTTTTCATATATTTCAGTAGCCCATAGCTTTATTGCCTCTCTGATGGCCTGTGGAACTTCTGTAGCAGTTGTCCCGTAACCAGCATAGTAAGTAATCTTAATTCCGGCAGAAAGCCTGTCTGTGTTCGTAGGGACTTCCGTATTATCCTTGATAGCAACTCTTCCCGGTTCACTTGAATTAATAAGATAATAATTATCACTACTGTATGTGGTTTCCGCATCATCCTCGTCAATTGTAACGACCGAATCAATTGATATAATTGGTGAATATGGTAGCTCCATATCCCTGCAGTTCCATTCATCCATAACCATTTCTATCTTCTGTTTAATTAATGATCTTCCGAGAAATTTTTCAGTAAACTGTCTTGCTGTCTTAATAATTCCCTCTATTACAGTATCCTCATCAGACCCATCTATCCGAGCCCAGTCTTTTAACTCGTCTACGGTGACTGGCTCGGCAGATGGTTCTTCTGTAACTAGATAAAACCTATTACCTTTTGGATCTATAGTTTCGCTAGTTAACATGGTTAAAATATTCTAAAACCTTTTTTCTTTTTCTTTTTAGGTTTATCTTCAGTGACTTCCTTGTCAATTTCAACCTTTTCAGAATCAGTGGTTTTATTTTCAGTTTTCAGATCTTCTGCTTTATTCTCTACAACTGGTTCAACTTTTTTAGTTTCAACAGGTGCGATTGGTTCAATATCTCCATTGTAATCTTCAGCAACTTCCATATCGATAACAAAAGATTTGTATAACTTTGGACTAAGTTCAACAATATCACCGGCTTTATAGTTTATAATATTAACTCCATTCGGAGAGCCAGCTGTTGACCTCAGCATTTTAACTCTTTTTCTTTTTTCGTTCATAAGTTATCCTTAAGCTGATTGTTCAGTTACCTGACCCATAGCATTATTTACAGCCCAAACCCCTGCTTCAAGACCAACTAACTCAACCCATGCAAAACTTGCAGCAGATTGTCGAATGCTAATACTTGAAAGGCCAGATCCTGTAGATGCTAATCCACCAACACCGGAAACGCCAGAAGTATGTCCTGATAAATAAATCAAAACACTTGCTGTACTACCACCGGCAGCAGGAGTAAACCTTATCTGCAGTAGTTGACCGGCATGGGCACTAGGTAATCTGGCGGAGCCATTTGTCATGGTCCCGGTACAAGATAAATAAATCACCCTGTAGTCAGAATAAAGAATAGGCGGTGAACTTCCACCAAGATCAGATAATACAGTTGAACCAGTACTCAGGTTCGTTAATGTGACAGCTCCTCTGGTATTATAAGCCATACCTTCAAACTGTGCTGCTGTATAATCATTATCTTTAATGTTGAAATAACCGCTTTCTTTCATGAAAAACCTATCGCCATCTCTTGCTTTACCAACTTCAGAATTAGGATATTCATTTTTATTAAAAGTTGTCATATTTCCTCCATAAAGCCGGGGCTATGAAACCCCGGCTATATTATTTTTTTTATACAGGCTCATTAACAGGCCAGTTAGCAGGTTGACCAAGTATTGCTACTCCGGCAGCCCACATAGCTGACGCATTATCTGAGTTTCGTACAATTACACGCAGGTAACGATGATCAACATCTCCCTTATAACCAACTTTAAAGATACCGCTTACAGCAGTAACATCAGTTGTTGATGCGAGAGAAGCGAATGTACCGGTTTCACCAGTACTATCAGTCCCACCATAAACAGAATGAATAATCATACTATTAGGAACGAGACTCCATGCTGATACACCAGCAGCGCTTGCCAGACCGTGTTGTAATTTAAAATATACAACATCAGCAGCAGCCATTGCACCAGCAGATGCAAAGCTCTGAGCGTTCATGACGATAGTTGCTGTATCGTATCCACGAAGATCGATAGTATTACCGTTCTCGTCGCCTTGCGCACTACCTGTCACATCAGCAGCAAAAGCATCGAAAAAACCATTATTTGAATATGCATCTCTAAACATATCAAACCTCCTTATGTAGAAATAATGCCGATTTTCATGGCATCAAAATTAACCACATCACCACCAACTCTCCGTCTGGTATAAAATTCAACAAACGGTTTATTGGAATAAGGATCACGCAGTATAGTGATTGCCAGTCTATCAACAATTGTGTATGCAGCAGACCAATCGGCAAGAGCAACTGACAGAGCGTTAGCTGCTACTGCTGGCATAGTAGTTGACATACGTACAGGGAGACTAAGGATAGTACTCGGAGAATCAACTGCAAAAGCAGGTTTCCAGAGATAGTTACCTTCGCCATCCTTCAGTTTCATTGCATCACGAACAGTTGTCCTATTCATAAGCCAAGTCCCTCTTTCCAGAAAAAACTCAGTCAGTGCATATTTAATATCAACAAAGCCATCCGCAGTAAGTGTAGCTGCAGCACCCATTGATACCTGTTCGATTTGACCAAAACTTGTACCATTCGCATAGGTTAAAAAGCCACGAGGCTTATTAACACCGTCACCTTCAACAAAGGCTGCACCTTCTAATCGACTGAATCTATCAGCAACTTTACCAGAGATCCACTGTTCAATATTAACAGCAGAATCTTCCAAAAGCTGTTGAGTCGCAGCAGGTTTAGCATACATCTCAGCAACAGGAATTCGCTTCTTATTCATTTTCGCTGTGCTTGTTTCGTCACGATTAGCAGTCTCACCAACCCAACCGACTGAAAACTGATCCCAGTCAACCATCAATTCAAGTGCATCGGTAGAAATAGTTTCTACTGTAGACAGTTGACGAATAGGATCTGTTTCATAAATTTTCTGAATAATTCGTGAGCTCATTTCAGGAGTTACAGTATAACCACCATCAGGATCTACACCAACACTCAGGGACTTAAGCTCTTCAGGGCTGAGATATTTTTCATCTGAACGAAGATATTCTTTCAGAAGTTTTTTGTAATCACGATACGAATTAACATCAGCTTTCAGAGCTTTTCTGTCTGCCCATGTCATTTTTTCGCCTTTCGCTGCTTTGCAATGAACAATAAAGTCATATGCTTCTTTTGCTTCTTTTTCTGCATCAGGTCCACCAACGGCAGCACCCGGACGTTTTAATGCAACTTCCAGATCGTCGATACGACCATTCATTTTTGCATTTGCTTCGTCAATTTTTTCTTGGCGAGTTATAATATCCTCTTTCAGACGCTCTTCTTTTTCCTTGTCAACAGTTTTTCTGTTATCAAGCTCGTCCTGCAGAGTCTTATAACTTTTACGAAGTTCATCATAATTTTCCTGAGATTTCGCACCAAGAGTTTTGATTTCCTCAAGTACTTGTTTCTGTACTTCAGGTTCATTTGTGTTTTTAGGTTCGTCACTCATTGTTTCCTCCATTGCCAAATAATTTGGCATTAGTTTCTTGTAATTTAGTTAAGATCATTTTTAAGGAATCATCCTTTTTTTCAGGTCGCCTGAAAATGTGATCTTTGAAAAGACTAGCAAGATAAACAGCAGCATTATGAGATACACCTTCTTTAACAAGCATACCCTCCAATTCTCTTGGACTTTCTGCTGTCTCAAATGCAGTCTTAACATTGGTAATTGTTGCGCGGGTATTAGCCGGAAAAGTCACTAAACTGATTTCAAACAAATCAATTGATTTTAAATAACGCACCCCACGCTTTTCGTCAACTTCATATTCATTGACCCTATAGCCGATAGACAGTCCCTTAACTGCTCCTATCTTTGCTAACTCATATGCGTCTTTACCGATTGTACTGTTAATAGCTAATTGACCATTAACCTTAAGACCTTTCTTGGTCTCTGCTAATTCATTCCATACACCTGCTGGCATTTCACTTCTATGTTGCCATAGCATAGAAACACCAAGTCCATTCGCTCCTTTGTTTTTTAATGTATCAGCAAATGCACCCTGTACGATTATATCACCATAGCTGTCAGGTTTTCCACCAAATGTAGATCCAAATCCAGATATATTACCTTCTTCTGAACCATCCTGTTTTAATTCATACTCGAATGGACATACCAACTGTTTTTTTTCCATCATAAACTCCTTAACAGTGTAGGAAGTAAGTAAAAATTTCTGAACTGCCTTACTGTTATATAATTAACTATGCATCTGCAATTAATAATATTTCCTGCAGACCCTCTGGAATCGCCGGGGAATTCGAGGTGCTCATTACCGACAAAAAAGAACTCGTCCATGCCAACACTCTGACCCGATGCTACCGCATGGTCAATACGCACTCGCTCGTCCCCGGCTGATACCCAGACCTTATTCCTTATCCTTGTTGTGGTACTTCTTATTGTTTCATTCGTCGCCTTGCTGTATGCCGTATGAGTCTCGGTCCGCGCTATCCTATTTGCTCGAACCTTATTACTTATCGGGCTCAATGTACGAATATTCTTTGCAATCTCAGGATCTCCCAAACCATCCTCAATACCACGTTTAATAATTGAATTAAGTATTTTTCTTGTTGTACTATTAACCATTACAACTTCACGAGCTGCTTCTGTAGCAATCCATTTATTCATTGTATCCCAGAATATATTTTCAGTATCTTTTTGCTCTGCTGATTTAGCATTTTCAAGATCTTCTAATGTCCTCTCAAAATATATTTCAGATACTCTCCGGTAATTAACTTTCATTGCTTCGTTAATCTCTCTGGTATATTCTGATACAGTATCACTGATAATTTTATCTCCATTCTCAACACTCTTAGCAACATCTTTCCATTGTCTTGACATTATAGGATAAAGTTTATTTGCATAAGCATTTTCCAATAACGTCCATTGCTGAATAAGATTACCAACAACATTATTCATAATAGAGTCAGCTACATTTACCATTACCGTTATTTCCTTTTGCCTCATATAGCTCTTTACTTGCTGCCAAAATACTGTCTATCTGTTCATCATCAAAACCTTCAGATACTAACATATTTCTTGCCTCATCCTCATCCTCACCGTTATTTGTATCCGGGCTTGTCCCTAATGGAATCATATTTGCAGGAACTAGAATAACATCACCTCCCGGAGTAGGATCTTTCTCGACCATTTCACGCTTTTCATTTATTGTTAAAAAGTCAGACTCCTGTGCCCTTTTCCACATCTCGTTCCTTTTATCAGCAAATGCAGGAATATCTTTCAAAATATAATCGATACCGAGATCATCTTCAGTCTCGAATACCCAGTTATTAAACTCACCACGGAAAAGATTTAAATAAAATAATACTGTCTCTTCCCAAAATGCCTGCCTTGCTTCCTTATAATTGGAATATGTATTATCTCCGGGTATACCAAGTAACATCGGTGGTATTCCGTATGCTAAACAAATATTTCTTGATAACTCACGATTACTTTCAATAAAGTCCATTTCTTTCGGGTTCCAGCTATACGGAGTAACAGTGATCTTTTTCGCAGCTTCCAAAATCATTGTCTTACCAGCATTCAAAGCTCCACCGTATTTATCATTGAGTATTTTCTCAATACGGTCAAACTGTTCAGGAGGCAATTTACCTTCTACAGTAGCAATCATCCCTGGACGACCTTCATTCTGAAGCATTTTCATATTAAATTCT